CTCTTATTTCTGAAACCATGGAATCTTTCGAAACCAGATCGGTTACAGATATTAAGAGCGCTAGCGATTCCTATCGCGACTTCTCTCGGCAGTACTTATTAGCCAATTTCATTAAAAAGGCTGAATATAGGTCAAACCTTGAGTCGTTACGACCAGTAACGGTCCAACGCTGGTATGATGATGAACATCATTGTGCTGTAACAAATTGCACTTTTGATTCTTTACCTGATCTCGATCTCCTACCCCATGGGGTGCGCGAGTTTTTTTAAGACTATGCGTAGAAAAATAGGGGATATATTAGGTAGTTCACCATTAGACAGCGACGGAAATCGTCGTTATGAAAAGCTTTGCGATTGGAGTACTGGTGCTACTTCTACATTTAGTCGTAGTACTAGTATCTACAATAGGGTACATCCACGTGTACATGGAACATCTGGCGCCGTTGGGGTCTTTACGACTTTTCGCGGCGTTCCCCTACATAATGTCAAAATTGTAAGAGGAAACAGATTTTCCCAGGTAGCTAAAACGTATAAGATAAATCGTCCGATAGCTTGTGAGCCGACATTGAACGCCTTCCTCCAAAAGGGGGTTGGTCGTTTTATTAGGACACAGTTAAAGAACCGAGCTCATATAGATCTAGATAATGGTGCTGATGTCAATCGACATCTAGTATCTTGTGCTATAGAATTAAAACTATGCACATTGGATTTAGAGAGCGCGTCTGATACGTTATCATCTGAGTTTGTCCGCTATGTGTTACCACATAGTTGGTGGACTGAGCTCGAGAATATCCGTTCTCCCGTTATAAGCATTGATGGCAAATGGAAACATCTGTCCAAACATGCAAGTATGGGAAATGGGTATATTTTTGAGCTAGAGACTCTTATCTTTTGGAGCATTGTATCTACCATCAATGAATTAACAGGTACCAATTCACCGGTATCTGTATTTGGCGATGATATTATATGTGCTTCGAGTATAAGTGATTTGGTAATGAAGACCTTAACCTTTTGTGGTTTTAGGATCAACAAAGACAAATCTTTTACATCCGGTGTTTTCTATGAATCCTGCGGTCATCATTACTACGATGGTCGCTTATGTACGCCGCCTTATCAAAAGGGTAGACTGCACTCAAGGGATACAATGAACAGGTTATTTGAAATAATAGCTTGTCATAATAGATTATACCGATGGTCTCTACGTGTAGCTGATTTAGAGTTTACGCATAATGCAAGAGTTTATCTCATGTCATTAGGTCGTCGTATTTGTTTAAGATATGACGATATACCGCGTTTACATTTTACTTCAACTGCAGACTTTGGATTTCTAGTTAATGATGACTCCTTATTAGACAAGAACGGTGATTATTTATCACCACTTGCTTTAGTATTAAGTACATCTCCACTTAAAAATCAGGATGGTGATTTGATATACCATACTGGTGAGTGGTTTTACTATGAAAACTGGTTAAACGGACGTAATAGTTTTATTACGAACCGTCAAGGCCAGTGTCTGAAGTATGATACTCCTAGGTACAAGATTCGAAAGAATTTTAAATCTTGGAGAGCTACGGCTACGTATTCGTAGCCTTCACATAAC